AGCAGTAAATCCAGAGTTTTTAAGTGAAAATGAAACAATAAATGTTAAGGATTTAAATGATTTTCTGGTGGAAGCAGGAATAATAGAACGTGGGAGTGAAATTCCTTATATAAAAGTAAACGGAATTGATACGACATCAATAACTCCTGATATTATTGCAGCATCTTATCCTTTAAGACCTGTAATGCCTACTTCTACTGTAACAATGATTAACGGTAAAGAAGTTTCTGCACAGGATTTTGAAGAGGATAGAATGCTTGCAAAATTAAAAAATGCAATTCTGAAAACTAAAGAAAAAGCAGCTGCAAACATTTTCTTGCAAGGTAAATATTTACAGAAAGAATCAGGAACTCTAATAGATTTTAAATATGATGCAGCAGAAGAAATTGATGCAAAAACAGTAGAAAACTGGGTAATGTTTTTCTTTAAATTAATAGATGATTATGAAGAAAAAAATGGAATCTATCCTGATAGAATTGAACTTGGAAGAAAATTATTCGAAAAGATAATAAAAAATAATGAATTTCTTGAAATAGCAAAGGCTTATTCTAACAGTATTGGTCTGAGTTCTGATAAACAACAAGTTTACCTAGATCTGTTAGGACAAAGAATATCTAAACTAAAAAATGCAAAAACATTTGATGACAAAGATATAAATGTTGATGATTATATTTATTTATCTTCAGATTCTGCTCTTGTTTCAGGATATGCAGCACTTGAAGCAGTGGATGACTCAGGAAATCCTTTTGTTGCAAGAACAACAGAAATACTGGATAAAACTCCTGCAAATAAGGAAACGGCAAGAGGGAAAATGTTTGCAAAAACAGGATTTGTTCCAATTCTTGCCATAAAAGAATTTATTGTGAGATATAAAATCAAAAATATAGATAGTATTACTATGTCAAAAGCAACTGCTACATTAGATGCAGTAGCAGATTACTATTTAACTATGGATGTAGCAGCAATGACTTCAGCTATCAGTACTCTTACTGATAAAACATTATTGAATTACATGTTAGTAAAAGAAACTAGAACAAGCCGAAAATCTGCAATAAATGCTAGATTAGGACAACTATAATAGAGGTAATCTATGTTAGAAAAAATATCAGCGACTTCTCAGGAAGTCGCTTTAAATGAAGAAAAACTTGAAGAAATAAAATATATACCAAAAACTATATTGATAGAGATATGTAGAATATCTAAAAAAAATTCAGAAGAATTAATAGAAGATATTAAAAAAAGACTTGAACCAGATGCAATGATTTTTGTTAAAATTTTTCTTGGTCAGGAAAAAATGGAAACATTATCTGAAGATAATAAAAGAATTTTAACAGAATTATATGTTGCCTGGAAACTGTATGAAGCAATGGAAAATGAAAAAATATCAGAAGATAAAAAAGAAACATTGTATAAATTACTAGAAAATTTAAAAGGTGTTTCAACTTCTTCTGGAAACAGTCAAAATTTAGAAAATGATAATAAATACGGCGAAATAAGAGTTTACTAGGAGTAGAAATGATAGAACTGTTATTAAAAAAATTTGAAAAAAGTCTGGCTAAAGATTATCCTGATTACACTTTTTTTATAACAGAAGAGATGCAAGAAGAAGATTTTATAAGAAATTCTGTTATATGTGAAATATCTGGGATAACTGTATTAAACAGCAAAAATTATACTATAAATTTGAATTTCTATATTACGAAACCAAAAATTCAGGACGATTTAGGACAATTTATAGTACAAACATTGGATATTCAAAAAAAGATACAGGAATTAGATATTAACAAGACATTTTATTCGGATAAGCTACTAATTGAATTTGGGGAATTAAAAGCAAAGGAAGTAAAAGATACTTTCAGGGTTTCACGAATTTCAGGCCAGTTTAATATAACAAGACCAGTTGAAAATATACTGGAGCAAAAAGAAACCTATATGAGAAGACTTTTTGTAGATAAAAAAGAGGTGATAGATTAATGAACGACAGTCCAAAATTTGTTCTTGAAATAGAAGAAAGAGCCGCAACTGCTATACAGAGAAGTCAGCAAGGAGTATTAGGAGTTATTTTATTTGATTCAACAAAGGAACAGGAAATATACAAATTTGCAAACTCTCTTGAAGTATTGCAAGCGGATTGGAATGATAAAAATTTTAAATATTTAAAAGATCTAGCATTTGTCGGATCTCCGTACAAAGTTGTAGTAAAAAGAATCAAAACAGAAGAAAGAACGAGTGTAAATTTATCTAAAATTTTACATGAAATGGAAAATGAAGTAGATTCTTTTGTTATTCCGGAAGCAACAGAAACTGAGACAGATGGATTAATATCATATGCAAAGCAAAGACATGATGTAGAAAGAGGAAAAGTTGGGGTAGATTTTGACCAAGCGTCATTTTTTATATTTGTTGCTTCAGATAAAAATCCTGATCATCACGCCATAGTTGTAAATGATATAGATGAAGTAACAGTAAATGGTAAAAAATACACAAAATCTGAATTTGCATTGGCAATAGCATCACTTGAAGCAGGATGTCCAATAAGCAGAAGCTTGACAAATATGAAAATGGGCTTTATTGAAAGCTGTAAATTGTCTGAAAGTCCAGGAACAATAACTAAAGCAGGAAAAATAACAGTAACATCATTAAAAGATGACACTGGATTAAGTTATTATGTAATAAATAGAGGTGTCACTTCTTTTATCAGTCCAACAACAACTAAGCAGAGAAGATTCAGCAAAATTAAAGTCGTCAGAACTTTATTTATGGCAACGGAAGATCTTAAAAAAACTTGGGATATTTATAAAGGAGCAAACAATAATACTTATCATAGAAAAATGGCTCTAATTAATGCAATAAATGCTTATACAGATTCACTTATGGAGCAAGGTGTCCTTGATTCGAATTACTCAAATACTTTTGATATAGATATCTCTGAACATAAAAGAATTCTAATGGTGGAAAGAAACATGACAAGAGAAGAAGTGGACAAGATAAGTATTTCTGAGATAAGAAGAATAAATACAATTGACAGGGTTTATGTAAAATGTGAAGAACTTATGCCTGTAGATGCAATGGAAGATTTCTATGGGAAAGCTATAATGAGAAGTTAGGAGGTAATGACAAATGGCAGATATAGATTTATTTAAGGCTCATGAGGTCATGTCAGGATCTTATGGAACTTGCATGATGAATGGAAAAGTAGTAGCTGAAGTGTTTGAATGGAAAGCAGAAATAAAAATTGACAGAAAAGATATCGATCTTCCTGGTGGACAAAAAGGGAAGAAGATAGTAGGAGCTTCAGGAGAAGGGACTTTAAAAAGATATAAGCTAAATTCAAACTGGACAAAAGATTTTATGAAAATAGCTAAAGGACAGGAAGTATATTTTGAACTTTATTTAGAAGTAAATGATCCTGATGCAGCAGGGGCTGAAGCAATAAGGATTACACAATGTTGGAATAGCGATGGTTTTGAATTTTCAGCTAAATCAGGTGAAGAAATTACAGAAGAAATGAAATTTGGATTTATAGCTAAAAACTTACAACTGGTGGAAAGGGTATAATTTATGGATTTAAAAAAATTATTAGCTGAAAGAGAAGCCGTATTAAAGGAAAAAGAAACTGAACAGCTGATTGAAGTAAAAATAGAAGGTTATTCGGAAAATTTTAAATTAAAAGTTCCGGAAAAAGAAGCTTTAATTGAACTTTTTAAAGCTCTCGGAATTAAAAAATTTGAAAAAGAAATAATAGACAAAGTTTTTGCAGAAAATATGGAAAAAGCATTAATTGTAATTGGAAATTTTGTTTTTGATTTATTCATTGAACCAAATTTTGCTGAAGAATCAACAGAACTCATGGCTCAATTTGAAGTCCAGAGCAGAAATGAAATTTTAAACAAATTCTTCCAACCAAAAGAAATACTCGAAATTTTTGCAATAACTGTGAAAAGATTACATAAATTATATGAAATGTCAGAAAATATAGCAGTTACAGAAATAAAAAAAAAGTCAAAGAAAATAAAGACAAAAAGCTAAGTGCAATAATTCATTATATTCAAAAAGGATGGACTCCAAAGGATTTTGAATATCTGAAAGAGGAACTTTGGGATTATTACATAGCAGCAATGGAATTAGAAAAAGAAGAAAAATCTGAAAATAAAGCTCTTAGAGAAATCTTGAGTTTATAAAAGGTTCAAACATGGAGTTTGAGCCTTTATTTTTTCAGGGAAAGGAAAAAAATGGCCAGTGATAGCTATATGGCAATGGAAGTTCAGGTTGACTTGAAAGATGCAATTTCAAAATTAAGCTCCCTGGCTGATAAAATAAAAGATTTAAGTGAAACTACTGAAAAATCTGGAGAAAAAAATGAAAAATTCAAGGAAAGTTTTAATCAGGCAGCGAAAATATTATCAGAAACTGGACAGAAATTAGAAAAAACAAAAAATAAAATGAAAGGAATAGAAAAAGAAACTGAAAAATCCGGGAAAAGTGCAGATAAAACTGGTAAAGAATTTGATGATATGGGAAATTCAGCTGAGAATGCTGGAGAAAAAGGAAAAAAAGGGTTAAAAAAGCTCTCTGATGAAGCAGATAATGCTAAGAAAAAAACATCAATGTTCGGTGATTTTTTTAAGGCTGATCTTGCTATTACTGCTGTAAAAAAAGTAGGTAAAGCTGTATTTGATTTTGGAAAAGATGCTATAACTACTACTGTTGGTTTTCAAAAAAATATGAATGAAGTATTTACAATGCTTCCAAATATTACTCAACCAGAAATGGCCAAACTTAAAAATGATATTTTAGATCTATCAGATAAATTTGGAGTATTGCCTGAAAAGACAGTCCCAGCATTGTACCAAGCATTATCTGCAGGAGTATCTCAAGATAATGTCATGACTTTTTTGGAAACTGCTCAAAAAGGTGCTGTAGCAGGAGTTTCTGATGTATCTACAGCTGTTGATGGACTATCTTCTGTTGTAAATGCCTGGGGAGAAAAAAATATAACTGCAGCACAGGCCAGTGATTTGATGTTTACTGCTGTTAAGGAAGGAAAAACTACATTTGGAGAAATGGCAGGAAGTATCTCTAAAGTTGGTCCTCTGGCCGCCAGTTTAGGAGTACAGTTTAGTGATGTTACTGCTGCATTGGCAAGTATGACTGCAAAAGGAACTCCTACAGAAGTTGCAATGACACAGTTAAAGGCGGCTTTTTCAGAATTATCTCAAGGAAGTTCTAAAGTTTCAAAGGAGTTTCAGAAAGCTACTGGAGGATCTTTTAAAGACTTTATTGCAAAAGGTGGAGATCTCCAAGGGGCTTTAAAAATTTTAGACGAAAGAGCAAGAAAATCCGGAAAAGGAATAAATGAACTTTTTGGAAGCGTCGATGCAGCACAAGTTGCTCTATCACTTACAGGAGAAGGAGCTAAAGGATTTGCTGAAGATCTTGAAGCAATGAGGAATTCAGCTGGAGCAACTGATGCTGCTTTTAATACAATGAATCAGGGAATCGGTCCGACATGGGATAAGCTGACAACAAGAATGACAACGAGAATGATAAGAATTGGCGACTCAATGGCTCCTACTATTGAAAAAATTGGTAATGCTGTTTTGGGAATCTTTCCATATTTAGACCAGATGGGAGCTGCTTTTCAAAGCCCAATGTTTTTGGAATTTGTGAGACTACTATCTGAAATTGGAGCGACTGTAGGCTCTATATTAATGCCTGCATTAATGCAATTAGGTGGTATTATTGGTGGAGCATTAATGAGTGTATTTCAGAATTTCATGGCAAATGGAGAGCAGTTTAAAACAATTTTTGAAGGTGTATCTAATATTTTAGTAATATTAGGAGGAGCTATTGTAGAAGCTTTTCTTGAAATTACTGGTATATTTAATATAGTAGTCAGTGCAATTGCAGGATTTGCTTCTGCATTCTTGCAATATAGTGGATTAGCAGGAGGAAATAGTAAGCAATTAGCAAGCAATATTTCACAGGCATTTACAACAATAGGACAGATTATTTCTAGTGTATATAACTTTATAGCTCCTATCATTAATTTTTTAGCACAGCTATTAGGAGCAGTACTGGGATGGGCAGTAAGAGGATTAGTGGAACTCTTTGGACTTTTAGGGCAAGCGATTAATTCTGTGGGTGGATTTTTTAAAAAGTTATTTAATAAAAAGGATGCTGAAGAAAGTAAGAATGCCATAAAAGATGTCAACAAAGAACTACAGGATTTAGGGAAATCAGCTGAAAAAGGAGCAACTGCAAATATCGAAGTAAATAAAAAAGAAACTATTGATACAACAGTCAATTTTAAACCAGGAGATATGCCTCCTATTACAACAGCTCAACCTCAGAATTTACCACCTCAAAAAGTTGAATTTGACACTAAAAATTTATCAGCAGACATACAGGGGATAGGTAATTCGATTCAGAACAATCCTGCAGATCAGACAAGGAATAATAAATTGTCTGAAATAAAATCTGAATTCCCTGCTTTAAAAGCTGAAATAACTGCAATGAAAAATATTATCAGTCAAAAACTGGATGCTGTTGCAAATGCTATAAAGAATAGAAACTTAGTTCTTAATGTACATGGTCTTACTCCTGATGAAGTTATAGCAAGGATAAAGGCTGCAATAGAGAAAGGATAAAAATGTTTAACTTAGATATAAAGATTTTCATAAAATTTTAGGAAGTAATAGTTTTAATACCCTTGATTTTCTTCAAAAAAAAATGAATGATACAAAATTTTTAGGAAAAGCACAGGATATGCTTAATAATGCAACAGCTAAAGCAAATAGTAGTCTTGAATTACTAAAATCATCTAATTTATATGCATATGCTGACAAGTATTTGACTACTTTAAAAGAATACTATTTATTTCCTGTTTCTCCTGCTGAAATAAAATTTAAAAGTGTGGGGTCATGGGAAAAAATAGAAACTGTATCTGGAATATTGAAACTTAAAAATAAAAATACTTTACAGGCATTATCTTTCAGTTCATTTATTCCAGAACAAAAATATAATTTTGCCTCGCATCATT